TTTAGTAGTGTATATCCTACTATTAGTTCTGGTAAGTCTACTAAGGTAATTATTGTTTCTACCCCTCGTGGTATGAATCATTTTTACCGATTGTGGCATGATGCAGAACTTGGTAGAAACGAATACGTAACTACAGACGTTCACTGGTCGGAGGTGCCAGGCAGAGATGAAGCCTGGAAAGAACAAACGATTAAGAACACATCAGAAGCTCAGTTTAGGGTTGAGTTTGAGTGTGAGTTCTTAGGATCTGTTGATACCTTGATTGCACCTTCCAAGTTAAAGGTATTGTCATATGATGAACCAATAGGTAGAGGTGAAAGAGGTGGAGAGATCTATGCAAACCCTCAAGAGAAACATAATTATGTAATTACTGTTGACGTTGCAAGGGGTGTAGAGAAAGATTATTCTGCCTTTATTGTATTTGATACAACTACATTCCCATATAAAGTAGTTGCAAAGTATAGGAACAATACTATAAAACCAATGTTGTTCCCTAGTGTTATTCTTCAATTTGCTAGGGCTTATAATAATGCATACCTCTTATGCGAGGTAAATGATATTGGAGATCAGATTGCATCTATACTATTTTATGATTTGGAATATGAGAATGTTCTAATGACTGCAATGAGAGGTAGAGCTGGTCAGGTTTTGGGTCAAGGATTCTCTGGTAGTAAGGTACAACTAGGGGTGAAGATGTCTAAGACTGTTAAAAAAATGGGTGCCTTAAACTTAAAGACACTCATTGAGTCTGATAAATTATTGATAAATGACTATAACATTATTGCAGAGTTAACCACATTTATTGAAAAGGCTAACTCATTTGAGGCAGAAGAAGGATGTAATGATGACTTAGCAATGTGCCTTGTTATATTTGCATGGTTAGTTGTGCAAGATTATTTCAAGGAGATGACTGATGATGACATTAGAAAACGAGTCTATGATGATCAGAGAGATCAGATAGAACAAGATATGGCACCATTTGGTTTCATCGCTGATGGATTAGAAGAGACTTCATTTACTGATGATGAAGGAACTCGATGGAACGTAGACGAATATGGTGATCGATCATTTATGTGGGATTACATGTAATGGAATTAAACGACACTAATGTAATAGAAGTACTTAACGAGATGCTTCCATATATTGAAGCAGATGGTGGATGGTTGGAGTATGTTGAAACAGACTACACAACAGATGGTGCTTTTGTTAAAGTAAGACTAGGAGGTGCATGTTCTACTTGTGCCTATAGTTCTCAGACTATAAAGATGGGTATCGAAAAAAAATTAATGATGGAGATACCAGATGTTAAAGGAGTTATTCAAGTACTATAGATGAAATGGATCTTGATGAGGAATTTGATTTAGGTCATTTAGTATTACACGAGAGAAAATGTAGAGTCTGTAACCAAACTAAGAGTTTAACTGATGGATTTTATCTGACTAGAAAGAATAGAGGAGCATTGCCATCTTCATATTCTTATGAGTGTAAGACCTGTACGATCAAAAGAGTAAAAACAAAAAGAAAGAGAGATCAACCAGAACTTTATCCTGACTGGTAGGGTGTTCATGTACCGTTTCCCCATTGAAAATACTCTTTTCAATAAATAAGTTGTAGAGAAAACAACTGAGTTTCCGAGGAATACTAACATGACGCTTAATCTAGTATCTCCAGGCGTTAAGGTACGAGAAGTTGACCTAACTGTAGGAAGGATTGACGGCATCAACGATCAAGTTGGAGCTATTGCAGGCCCCTTTGAAAAAGGCCCTGTAAATGAACCAGTTCTAATTGAGACAGAGGCTGACCTTCTAGAGACGTTTGGTTCACCCAAGAGTGCCGATGCACAGTACGAGTACTGGATGTCAGCATCTGCTTACCTATCATACGGTGGAATTCTTAGAGTTCTAAGAACTTCTAACCCAATGCTATCCAACGCTAACGCACCTGTTGGATTGGCAATAACCAATCTTTCGATTGCATCTTCTGAAGATTATTACAACAACCGTGCAGCTGATACCGAGTGGTTATATGCCGCAAGGAACCCTGGCTCATGGGCAAATGATCTTAAGATTTGTACAATTGACGCACAGGCAGACCAAAGAGTCGCTATTGGTACTGAAGGTATCGTAGTTGGATGGGCTGTTACTGCTGGATTCTCAACTAGTGTTGCTAACTCTGACGGAACAGTCGGTGTTCAAACTGGTTACCTTAAAGGTATTATTACTGGAATTAATGCAGGATCAGTTGATGTTAAAGTTGTAAGTAAGCACAACGTTACCACAGATGTGTGGAGTGCGGTTGATTACGAAGAAGGATCAACAACTGCTGCTTTCCAAGGATACGACGCTGGTGTTTTCGACGAGTTTGAGAACGCTGTTACTACAGTCAACCATCCTAACCGTCTGAAGATCTTTAACCAGGCTGGTGCTCAACAAAGAATTGAGAGACAAAGATTCCAAGCTTCAGTTGGTATTGGTTCCACAGTCATTTCTTACGGCCCTGATTTCAGTGCTCTTAAGTCTGGCCCTGGCGACCAAGTTAAGTCACTTAACGGAACTTATACAGGAACCATTGTTTCTTATGCAACAACTGGTGGTGTTGGTCAAATTATAATGGACACCGCAGCAACTGTTGCGTTTGCTAACACAGACTTCCTCGTTATGTCTGGTATTGATAGTGGAATTTACCTAAGAGAAGGTAACACTATCACTGACTGGTATGACCAACAGACTTTAGGACTTACAAACACTACTGTTCACTGGAAACAGGTTGCTGATCGTCCTACAACTACTGAGTACGCTAAGGAAAGAAACTCTAAGAACGATGAATTCCACGTTCTTATTGTTGATGACACTGGTAAAGTAACTGGTAGTTCTGGAAACATCGTAGAGAAGTGGACTGGATTATCCAAGGCAAATGATGCCAAGGTTTCTCCTTCTACAGATATCTACTACAAGAATTACATTGCAAACTACTCTAACTATGCATTTGTCGGTATCGCTCAAACTGGTATCGGTCTTAAGCATACAACATTGGGTGGATACACAGTAGATTCAACTGGTGTATGGAGTACTAAGGCACAAGGCGTCACATTCAATGGTGCTGGGCCTAAGATTTACTCCCTTGCAAATGGAATGGATTACGGTGGTACTGACAAGTACGCTTGCACATTAGGAGACATTGTTACTTCATACACTGTCTTGGATAACCCTGCAGAGTACTCTGTTAACTATCTAATTCAAGGCCCCTCAAGTGGAGACAACATCTATGAGGCACAGGCTAAGGCAAACAAACTAATCAGTATTGCAACTGTCCGTAAGGATTGCATCGCATGTATTTCTCCTTACAGAGCTGGAGTTGTTGGTCTAACAAACTCTGATCAACAGACATCAAACATCATTGCTTTCTATGATAGTTTGACTTCTAGTTCTTATGCAGTATTTGACTCTGGTTACAAGTACACCTATGACAGGTTTAATAACACCTTCCGTTATATTCCTCTAAATGGTGACATTGCTGGATTGATGGCAAGAACATCAATCAATTCCTTCCCTTGGTTCTCACCTGCTGGTGCAACTAGAGGAAACATCAACAATGCAATTAAACTTGCATACAACCCATCACAGGCACAAAGAGATGAGTTATATCCTAAGAGGATTAACCCAGTAGTCTTCACACCTGGCGCTGGTATCGTTCTATTCGGTGACAAGACAGCTCAGAAAGAGGCATCTGCCTTCGATAGAATCAACGTTCGTCGCTTGTTCCTTACAATTGAGGGTACAATCGAGAGAGCCGCAAGATCACAACTCTTTGAGTTCAACGATGATCTTACAAGAACAAACTTCTTGAATATTGTTGAACCATATCTTCGTGATGTTAAAGCTAAGAGAGGTATTTCCGACTTCGTAGTCATCTGTGATGAAACTAATAACACACCTGCTGTTATAGATTCAAATACCTTTAAGGCAGACATCTTCGTGAAGCCCGCACGTTCTATTAACTTCATTGGTCTAACCTTTGTTGCTACAAGAACAGGCATCAGTTTCGATGAAGTTGTTGGCTCTGTCTAATTACTAACCCCTTACTAAATACATACGAAGAGAGGACTTAACAGAATGTCTACCAAGAACTTACCCAATATAGGTGCAAGGACGATTAATTCGTTTAAATCGAAGCTTATCGGTGGTGGGGCAAGACCTAATCTATTTGAGGTCGTACTTCAATTTCCTGATGGTGTAGGTATCGATCAAAACGCACCAGAAGATGCAAGGTTTATGGTTAAGGCCGCAAACCTTCCTGCATCAAACATCAACGTTATTGATGTTCCCTTCCGAGGAAGGAACCTCAAGATTGCTGGTGACCGCACATTTGATGTGTGGACAATCACTGTCATTAACGACACCACATTCAATCTCAGAAATGCTTTTGAGTTGTGGATGAACGGAATCAACAAGCATGATAATGCTACTGGGGAAACAACTCCAGCGGATTATCAGACTGACGCCATGGTTTATCAGTTGGGCAGATCAACTGTTCAATCAACTGCTGGACAAGGTGGTTCCATTCAGGGTCCTGATGACAAGTTACCAGTTCTTAAGTCTTACAAGTTCCACGGAATATTCCCAACAAACGTTAGTGCTATTGAGTTATCATACGATCAACCTGATACAATAGAAGAGTTCACTGTTGACCTACAGGTTCAGTGGTGGGATGCTTTTAAAGGTGGTCAAGATTCTTCTATGTTTGGTTCCGATCCAAGCGCTTAATTATTAACATATAAATAACTGGGAACAGCCCAGTATGAAGTGAGTTAATGGCTAAATTATTTGGTTTTAAGATACAGAAGGATGACGACAATCAGAAGAATGTCGTTTCACCTGTACCTCAGTCTAACGAGGATTCATCGGACTATTATGTGTCTAGTGGATTCTATGGGCAGTATGTAGACATTGATGGTGTATTTAAGTCCGAGTACGAGTTAATAAAAAGATATCGTGAAATGGCACTTCATCCAGAAGTGGATAGTGCCATCGAAGATATAATAAATGAAGCAATAGTTTCAGATCAAAATGATTCTCCAGTCGAAATCGATTTGGAGAATCTTCCTGCATCTGAGAAACTTAAAGAGCTCATTAGAGATGAGTTTAAGAATGTAAAAGAAGTTCTAGACTTTGATAAGAAGTGCCATGAAATTCTTAGGAACTGGTATATTGATGGAAGAATCTATTACCACAAGGTAATCGATATCAAGAAACCAGAAGAAGGAATTAAAGAAGTAAGATATATTGATCCACTTAAGATAAAATTAGTAAGAAAACTTAAGACAGACCCTTCATTAAAAGGTGCTATCAAAGCAGTTAATCAGGGGCAGGATCCATCTAATATTGAAAACCCTGAGATAGAAGAGTTCTATCAGTACGATCCTAATTCACAACAGGGTAAAAATAACTTAGGTGCCATAGGTAGTACACCTTTTGCACATAAGAATAAACCAGTAAAGATTGCTCCAGACGCAATAACATTCTGTCACTCTGGATTGGTAGATAGAAATAAGCAAACCATTCTTTCTTATCTTCACAAATCCATTAAGGCACTCAATCAACTTAGAATGATTGAGGACTCTCTTGTTATCTACAGGTTGAGTCGTGCGCCTGAAAGAAGGATCTTCTATATTGACGTAGGTAATTTACCTAAGATGAAGGCGGAACAGTACCTTAAAGAGGTAATGAACCGTTATAGAAACAAGTTAGTATATGATGCATCAACAGGTGAGATCAGAGATGATAGAAAGCATATGAGTATGCTTGAAGATTTCTGGTTACCAAGAAGAGAG